GATTTAAAGGTGCAGATGGTGAAGTCACAGTAGATACCTCGTTAAAAACTGTTGTAGTACATGATGCAATTACTAATGGAGGATTTCCATTACTAAGACAAGATGGATCTAATTCTGCTTTTGCTTTAGGATCTGTTACTAATTGCAGTCTAAAATTCCAAGGAGATCCTAATACAGGTTTGATTAGTCCTTCTGCCGATAATATATCTTTAGTAACTGGAGGAGTTAGCCGTCTTACAATAGATTCTAATGGATCAGTAACAATTCCAGGTAACGTAACTATTACAGGAACATTATCTGCAACTACGACTGATTTTTCTGATCAAATTGCATTAATTCTCGCTCTCGGCTGATATGGCAAATACCTTCAAAAGTGACACAAAAACAAACGTCGTAACAGATGCCGTTAGTAGCACTAATACGAATGTCGTAACATGTGGAGGAAGTGCAACAATTGTTCTTCTAAGTATCCTCGTTTCAAATACAACAGGAGCCAGTGCTCAAGTTGATGTTTTTCTTGTTACTGCAGGTGATGATGTTCACCTTATAAGAAATGCTCCAGTTCCTGCAGGAAGTGCCTTGGAACTTATAAGTGGATCAAAAATAATTATGGAAGCTAATGATATTTTAAGAGTGAGAGCTGGGACAGCAAGTGCTTTAGATGTAACTGTAAGTTATTTAGAGCAGACTTAAGGAGGTATAACAAATGGCTCTTACTCAAGTCGGGTTAGAAAGACTTAATACAGCAACTACCGACAAGCTTGGTGAAAGAAAAAATAAAATAATTAACGGTGCTATGAAAGTAGCACAACGTGGTACATCAGATTCAGGTATAACAAGTAGTGAGTATGCTGATGGTCCAGATAGATTTAAACTTGGAGGTAGTAGTTTTGGAACGGTAACAGTTAGTCAATCAACAGATAGTCCTAATGATTTTGGAAATTCATATAAAGTTGATGTCACAACAGCAAACGGATCTCTTTCTGCAGGTTCACTCTTAGAAATTCAAACAAGTTTAGAAGGACAAGATGTACAGGATTTTGCTAAAGGTACATCAGATGCAAAACAATATGCTTTGAGTTTTCATGTTAAAAGCACTAAAAACGGAACTTATGTTGTTATGTTATTTGATCATGACAACAATAGAATGGTTTGTAAAACGTATACTGTATCAGATTCAAATTGGAATAAATATACATTAATTTTTCCAGCAGATACAACTGGTGCTTTTGACAATGATAATGCAAAATCTTTTTCCGTAAAGTTTGTTTTAGTAGCTGGCACAACTTTTACTAGCGGAACTTTACAAACAACTTGGGGATCATCTTCTAATGCAGACAGCAGAGTAGGTCAGGTTAATTTTGCAGACTCCACATCAAACGATTGGTATGTAACAGGAGTGCAGTTAGAAATAGGCAACGTGGCAACAGATTTTGAACATAGATCATTTGATGTTGAGCGTGACCTTTGTAGACGTTACTTCCAAAGATTTAATTTTACTGCAGCAAATTCATGTATTTCTTTAGGATACATTGAGAATAGTACACAGGCTAGGATGCCTTTTCAATTTTTTAAAGAGATGAGAGATGCTCCTACTTTTGCTGTGAGTTCTGCTGCTGCTTTTGATGCAGCCAATGGAAATCAATCCAGAACAGCAAGTGGGATTGTTATATCAAATGCAAATGCATGTGGATGTATTCTCATCGCAACCACAGGATCTGGTCTAACTGAATCCACTAATGGTGTTTTACTTAGAAATACCTCTGCACCTCAACATTTTAGTTTTTCTTCGGAGCTTTAAACAATGACTGTAACTTCTGCAAAATATTTTAAAGCAAAAGGCGAAAGCGAAAATACCTGCATAATCGCTGTTATAAACGGACAAGAATTATCTGTTCCTATAAATATCAATAATACAGATTATATTGAAATACAAGAGTGGGTTTCTAAAGGTAATACAATAGAAGCTGCTGATACTACATTAACTTGGCAGGATATTAGAGATACAAGAGATCAAATATTACGAACTACAGATTGGACAATGACAACTGGAGCCACTGTAGATCAGGCTCAATGGGCTGCATACAGACAAGTTATAAGAGATATTCCACAGACTTATAAAGATAAAACTCCTGATGATGTTGTATGGCCGACTCAGCCCTCAACAGCTGGTCCTAATTCTTAAAAATTAGTCTCTGTAAAATAGAAGAAGCAAATAAAAGATTTCAGTAATCATGCCGTATATAGGTAATAATTTAAGGTCGAATACTGATTATAAAACGATTGATGATATTTCAAGTTCGTTTAATGGAAGTACTACATCATTCTCTCTTTTAGTAGGTGGAGTTGCTCCTACACCATTTCCAAAATACGAAACTCAATTATTAATTTCTGTTGGTGGTGTAATTCAAGAACCTGATTCTTCAGGATCCACAGGATTTCAACTATCAGGAACAAATATAGTTTTTAGTTCTGCTCCAGCTTCAGGAGAAGTTTTCTTTGGAGTAATACTTGCTAGTGCAGATTACTTAAATGCTGGTGGAACATTTCCTGACGGTACAAATTCAGTTCCCTCCATTACGTTCTCCTCGGACACCGACACTGGGTTTTTTAGAGTAAGTTCTGGACAAATTGGTATTGTTGCTAATGGAACAAAAGTTGCTCAGTTCCCAACATCCACAGGGAGTTCAGGACAGCTCTTATCCACTAATGGTGCTGGTGTGCTCTCGTATGTTGATCCACCTGCTTCAGCAACTGGTGGTGGATCTGACAAGGCAATATATGAGAACGCAACAGCAATAACAGCAGATTACACAATCGGAACTTCATTCGGATCTACGTGCAATGCCATGAGTGCAGGTCCTATAACAATAAATGCAGGTATAACTCTCACTATACCTGCTGGTTCTACTTATACGGTGGTTTAAATTATGAGTACATTAAAAGTAAACAGTATTATTCCAACAGGAGGTGTCGCATCTGGAGGAGGAGGAGGAATAGTACAAGTTGTTCAAAAAGTAAAAACAAGTGCTTATGCTGCTTCAATCGGTAGTACTGAAACAGTACCTACTGGTATGTTTGCAACAATAACAACTAAAACAGATACAAGTAAAGTTTTAGTATTTGTAAATATGACGCTAATTGTAGATACAAGTTATAACGGGTCACAATGGAAACTAAGAAGAAATTCTGGTACTGACAATGTAACTGTAAGTGGTAGTTCTAATATTTTTGTCGGTGATGCTGAGGGAAATAGAGATCAAGCAACAATGGCTATGCAAGGACCGACAAAAGATTCTAATCATACTAATGGATATTCTTGTGGAACACAATTTTTAGATACACCAGGTAATGCTGGTGCTTACACTTACTTTGTAGCTTTTAGAGATACAGTTGCTGGCAATAATTTTTTCTATTTAAATAGAGGTTTTAACGATTCCGATAACCAAGAGCAACCAAGAAGTACTTCTTCTATAACTTTAATTGAGGTGTCAGCATGAGTTACGACATGGAAGCTATTTTCAAAGCATATGCTGGTACAGTTACAGCGATAGATTCTGCTGAAGGTTGTTTTGATGCTAAGGGCAACAAAGTAACTATAGATCAAACTAAAGTAGATGCTGCAAGAATTGAATTAGATAAATTAAAATATAGAACTGATAGAACAAGTTCTGGTTCTACTACGTATAGTTCTGTAGGTGATCAGCTGGATTTACTTTGGCATGCAATAGATGCTGATGCAGATTTGAAATCTAAGTTTAGTGCATTCTATAATTCTATTAAAGCGGTTAAAGACGCAAATCCAAAACCATAAATTTTGATAAGTGAATTGATATATTTAGCCCCCTTAAAATAACTATATAAGCAAAGAATTTTTAGATATGGCATTAGACCATGAAGCAATTTATAAAGCATATTCAGGTACGGTAGTTACTATTGATAGCGGAAAAGGAGCGTTTGATGCAAGCGGTAACACAGTAAATCTTGACCAAAGCAAGATTGACAGTGCGAGAGCAACATTAGATGCTGAAGCTGCTGCGACTTTATACCAACGTCAAAGAACTGGTGAAGATGGTACTACAGATACTATCTATCCAACAATAGGAGATCAGTTAGACAATCTTTATAAAGATATTGTTGCTGGAACAGTGACAACATCAGGTGCTTTTGCAACTGCAATTAAAGCTGTAAAAGATAAATATCCCAAACCATGAGCACATTAAAAGTTAACACAATACAAGAAGCTGATGGCACGCCTTTCCCTTTTGTTGGAGGACAACAGTGGAGACAGACTACTAATACAAGTAACCCTACTACATTATCAGCAAATTGGGAAGTAAATGATAGTACCCTTTATGGAAGTATAGGGTTATCCATGAGTGAATCTAGCGGAGTTTTTACTTTCCCTTCTACTGGTATTTATTATATTGCTGTTGATCAGACTTTTCATGTTACAAGTAATGGTCAAGACAGACGTTGCGAAATACATATTCAAGGTTGTACAAGCCTTCCTAATAGTAATTCAAGTTATTCTGACTTGGCGATAGGATATACAAATTTAGGTGTTGGATCTTCAACAACTTTTGGTACTGCCAGTTGTGCAACTTTTGTTGATATAACAGATACCGCTAATAGAAAAGTGAGATTTACAGCCAGTGTTAATAATAGTAGTACTCAAATGACTGGAAATTCGGGATACAACGAAAATAGTTATGTTTTTTTACGTTTAGGAGACACTTAATGGACAGATTAACTGGAAGGCCAAATCATATAGAAGATTATCTTGTAACAGTCAGAACAGGACAATGGTTTGGCTGGTCTGATTCTTCCGATAAAAGTTATGAAAATTTAATTGTTCATGATGGTGGCTCAAAGCCTACAGAATCAAACTGCACAACTGGACTTGCTGCAATGCAGGCAGCATGGGATTTAGAATATGACAGCTACAAATCAAAAAGGAGAGCAGAATATCCAAGTCTTGAAGATCAGCTTGATGACATCTATCACAATGGGATAGATGCTTGGAAAGCTGCCATTAAAACCATTAAGGACAAATATCCCAAAAGTTAATCATGAGTCAGTTAAAAGTCAATTCAATCGTTCCTCTTAGTGGATTACCAGTTACTGCTGATGGCGGTGGGATAATTCAAGTAGTTACGGCTACACATAATTCGCAAGTATCTCAAAACAGTAACGGAAGCGGTAACACACAAACAACTTTAACTGATACTGGATTGACTGCTTCAATTACACCAAGTTCTAATTCAAGTAAAGTTTTAGTAATGGTTGAACAACATTACGGTTTTGATGGAGATGGAGATAGACAAATGCACTATAATTTTGTGGTGCGAGATAGTTCTAATAATAATTTAAAGGGTGGTATTGCTGTTGGTGGTAACTCTGAAGGAACTTTAAGATATAAAGATTTACAGGCATACTATCAGTATTATCATTGTCATTTTTTACATTCTCCTAGCACCACAAGTGCCTTTACATACAAAGTTTCAATGAACCTATATGTAAGTTATGGAGGAAGTAGTACTATGTATGCTCAAAGAAATTCAAATGTAAGTCGGATAACTCTTTTCGAAGTGACAGGATAGTGGCAATTATTATGACTACAAATTAGAATAAGTATATATAA